ATACCGGATTGTTAAAATGGAAAATGTGGCAGTCTGAAATAGAGTATAAGTTGTTGCCTCCCACAGTTATAAAAAAGTTTGCGACCGGAAAAGGAAATGCAAACAAAGAAAAAATGTATGAATCATTTTTACAAGAAACTTCAAGAAATTTGCAGGAAGAACTTGTCATTAGGTCTGAAAAGATTGGCAACCCCACATCTGATATAGTGGACTCTTATTATATCTGCAAAATGGCACTATTATAAATAAAGATAAAAAGGAAAGAAAAATGAAAACTTTTAAAGAATTGCGCGAAGAATTGAATGCCTCTGATGAACTCAACGAGGGTATTGTTTCTAAATTGTTCCCTTGGACGACCGGATTGATTGACAAGGGATTGCATAAAATCCTAGATCAAATCGAAAAAATGACAGACAAACATGTTGGACTCGTGCAGAAGTCATCGATTCCATCCGCTGGTAAAGATCGTGGAAATGAGTTTCCGAAATTTAAAAAAGAAGCGGAAGATTTTCACCGTAAAGCAAAAAAACAGTGGACGTACTCAAAAAGAGAAGTTGGAGATTCATTTAAGTATTATGGTGATGATGGAAAAATCCCACCCGAACAAAAAGAAGCTGTCAGTGATCTGCAAGCAGAGATGCAGAAAATCATAGACATGCATACACAATTAGAAAAAATGATGCAAACTACCGGAAATTCTGTGAAGTATCAAAGAACAATGGAAAAACTAGAACGTGATACAAATAGAGTTTTTAAAGAAATTAGAAAAGTTACTGAAAGGGGCGATGCTAGTTATCGGGCGATGCAAGGCATGGCCAATCTAACAAAAGCAAAGAAAATGACACATAAAACTCCAGGCCAAATAAACCCTAGAAAATTCAGAGCATATGCAAATAGGGGCGAAGAAAAAGATTTTAGTGAATTCAGAAACGAACTTGATGAACACTAAAAATAATACTTGACACATGGCCTCTCTTGTGATATATTTAAGGTATAACAAAAGAGGATGATTCGTGAATATCTTTATACTCGACAAAGACCCAAAAGTTGCCGCACAATTGCAGTGTGATAAACATGTGGTAAAAATGATAGTAGAAAGCGCTCAGATGCTTTCTACTGCACACCGCATGTTAGACGGTGTGGAAACCCGCCGTAAGTCCAAGTCGGGCAAAACTATGTCAAAGTATTGGGAACTGCCAGATGCGCGTGAGAGCGTCTTATATAAGGCTGTTCATATGGGTCATCCGTGTACCGTGTGGACTATGGCTAGTGATAACAACTATGTGTGGCATTATGAACATTTTACAGAACTGTGTAGAGAATACACATACCGATATGGCAAAGTCCATATGACAGACACCTTATTGCGTACTGCATTAGGCAAAATTCCAAAAAATATCAAAGATGGGTATAAGTATGCTCTTACTCCATTTCCTCTTGCAATGAAGGCAAATCCAGAGTGCATATTTCCCGAAGACCCTGTAAAATCTTACCGTATGTTTTACGAAACCAAACAAGATCGGTTCAACATGGTGTGGACAAAACGACAAATACCAGAATGGTTCAATAAAACTATTGACATCCCTGCGTAGTTGTGGTAATATATAGTAGTAGAAACAAAACAGAGATAAACAAATGATACTAATAGACCTAAGTCAAGTTATTATCTCCAACTTAATGACTCAAGTGGGACCACGGACAAGCGAGATCGATGAAAATCTTGTGCGCCATATGATCCTAACAAGTTTGCTTAACATAAAGAAAAAGTTTTCAGCTGAATATGGCAATGTCGTTATTTGTTGTGATAATAAAAATTATTGGAGAAAAGACCTTTTTCCATATTATAAATTTTCAAGAAAGAAAGAGCGCGAATCATCTGGTATAGATTGGAGTCTAATTTTCAATACTATGAATGATATGAAACGCGACCTAAAAGAAGTTTTCCCTTACAAAATTGTTGAGGTAGAACGCGCCGAGGCTGACGATTGTATTGCGGTGTTGGTGCAGAGATTTGCGCCGAGTGAAAAATGTATGATTGTTTCAAGTGACAAAGACTTTAAACAACTACAAAAATACCCTAATGTGTCTCAATACAGCACGATTATGAAAAAGTTTCTGAAAGAGGACAATCCAAACAAATTTCTTCGCGAACATATTATTCGTGGCGATAAGTCGGACGGTATTCCCAACTTTCTTTCGGATGATGAAGTTTTCGTAGAAAATCGCCGTCAGAAGCCTATCACTAAAAAGAGTCTGGTAAACTGGATGGATATGTCCAGAAATCCCGAAGACTTTATGGATGTGAATATGCTTGCGAGATTTAAGAGAAACGAACAGTTAGTAGACCTTACAAAAGTGCCAGATGATATTAGAGATAATATTATTGCCCAATTTGATAATGATCCAGAAGGAGATATGCGAAAAGTATTTGACTATTTTATTAAAAACCGTATGATGATGTTAATGGAAGAACTTGACGGATTCAAAGAACCCAAATATAAATCTTATGCACAGGATGTAATGAACTTAGCATGAAAATTAAAGAAAATCGTAACTATAAATGTTACACAAAACTCACTCCCATTGTAAATTGGGATCATATTTTCGGTTTCGAAGTAAAGAAAACCGAAGTCAATTCTGTCTGGTCGCAAGACGGCAGATCAGTCATCTCAAAGAAATTCTTTGTTGATGAACAGAAGGCCAAAGACTACGCAGAAAGTCAACGAGTCTAATGATTATTGATACGCATATGAACGACATCATTGATAAGAATGAAAATATGACCATTCCTTATTATTTGATGGCTTCATATGCGTATTATAAAGATGACGACCCGATACTAACAGACGGCGCATACGATGCGCTTGCGAATAGAATACTAGAAAACTTTATGTTTATAACCCACCACCATAAAGATTTAATCAAATTGGACGATCTATCGGCGGGTAGTTACTTGGGGGAATATCCATCAATCGTGATTGGAGCCCTAGAAAATCTGAGAGGAAATTTCAAATGATTAAAACGGCAATCAAAATCTTAGCACTATCAACTCTACTTACTGCATGTTCTCATACACTAAGTTTATCGGTACAAGCTGCCGAAAGAGCAACCGGAACTATTGTTGGAATACAACCTATCTATAGTACAAGATATGAGAATGTTCCCGAATTAGTTTGTAATAATGTTCATGTCCCATTGATTAATAATGCAAATGTTTTACAGGGGGCAATCATTGGTGGAATTATTGGTAACTCACTGCGCGGTGGAAGTAAGGTACGAAATCGAAATACCGGCGCGATTATCGGTGCTTTCATTGGGGCTAATCAATCTAGTGGAAACAATTCAACCAGAGTTGAGAATCGTTGTCATACAGTCAATAGACGCAACGCCTATCAGGTAGTTGAGCAATATTGGTTGGACATACGAGTTCATGGAACCACTATTCGCCGGTCGATATATGCAAATAATAATCGACCAAATGTTCGTATCGGACAACAAATAGATGTTATGGTTAATTATTCTGTAAATTAACTGTTGACTCTCCTGTAGCTTTGTGGTACTCTAGTTGTAGAAACAGAATCACTTAGGAGAATATTATGGATACATTAAAACTTTTACCATCACAAAGAGTATACAATGGTGAGCTTTCTTACTGGAAATCTCAAGCGATGGTACTTGCTCAAAGAAACGACGACTTAAAATATATTGTCGGAAATCAACAAAAAGAATTGGAAAAAATGCGAAGTAATGCTTGACTCTTCTATCATTATATGTTAGAACTATAGTATAGAAAGAATCACTAGTCACTGAAAGGACTAAAAATGCAAGAACAAATCGCAACTCTCCTCGAAACAATCAAATCAGATTATGCCATGTTTACTTCGCGTGGCGATGCCGACAGGGTGTTGTCGGATATCAACCATCAAATGATTGCCGAGTTCAACGAAGGGCTGACAGTCAAAGAGGGTAGTAAATATGTCAAAATCCTGACCAAAGGTTCTGTTTGGGGATTTATTGTCAAAGGCGACAATGACAAAAAATTTCGGAAAGGTGATCTTCTGAAAGCCGCAGGATGGGCAACCCCTGCTCGGAACCACGCTCGGGGGAATATCCTAGACGGTGGTTACACAATCCAGTGGACCGGACCACTTTATATGTGATGATATATGAAAACATCAGAGAATGGATTAAGGGACAACTAAGGTGGAGGGATTTAATTTTCTTCACTTTAGGATTTGTACTTGTTTTCTACTTCAAGGAACAAACTGTTGTAAATTGGGAGCCTATTGATCAGGCAACCATAGACAACGCAGTAATTTTAGCTTTACATGACAATTAAGGAACAAACATGAAACGTCAAACTAAACTCAACAAATATCTTGCAAATAAAAAAGTCAATCGTCGACACACTGCACAAATCAAACGCAATGCACATAATAAATCAATTCTTATGGATCTATTACTACATGAAAATATGATTCGACAAGAGATAAAATTAAAGAAGGCCATGAAACTCGAAGAAAAACGTGTAGAGTTATATGGAGAAAATTATGATTTATCTCCAGAAGAAATGGCTAGATTGGATGAGATTGCCGCTGAAACATCTCCATCTGCTGCTCAAATTGAGAAAGAAAAGTTGGA